TAGTAGTAGACTCCGGAAGAGACAACACTGATCAAAATGGAAAAATACAGAGAAATTCACAGGAATCTGAAGGAGTTTGCTACTAACTCGCTGACTGCAGTTGAGTGTATAGATTACCTAGATAGACTTTATGCCGTACGGCATGACCTTGTCGACCAAATGATAAAACATGATTGGTCTGATAACAAGGATGTTGAAGAGCCTATAGCAAAAGTTCTTCTCTTTGCTGGGATACCTAATAATGTCATTACTGCATTAGAAAAGAAAATAATTCCAGATCATCCTAGTGGAAAGACATTGAAGGCATTTTTCCGGATGACCCCTGACAACTATCGGATTCAAGGAAACCTTATTGAGTTTGTAGAGGTAACTGTTACTTCAGATGTAGACAAAGGAACAAGAGAAAAACGTTTAAAGTATGAATTAGGCTTCAACTATTTGGAGTTGGAACTCCATAAATATTATTTAAAAGGTGAGCTCCCACAGCCTTACAAAATTAGGTTTCAAGTGGTAGCTGTCAGGACAGATGGTTCTAATATATCAACCCAATGGCCTAGTCCAAGGAATGATGGGGTTGTTCAGTATATGAGGCTAGTGCAGGCAGAAATAAGTTATGTTCGAGAGCACTTAATAAAAAATGAAGAAAGGGCAGCATTGGAAGCAATGTTCAATTTAAAATTTAATATTAGTAATGTGAAAAATCAACCTTATTATATACCAGAGTATCGTGGTATAGATCTAATATTTCCTTCAATTGATGATCTGGTTGCATATTCACAGGACTGGCTCTCAAAAGCACGAAACTTCTCTTTTTTTGAAGTGAAAGGCTCAGCTGTGTTTGACTGCTTTACTGAAAATGAACAATCCCATATGCAAACTTACCCCATGTCTAGGCACCCTAGAAATTTTCTCCTTATTCAATGTTCCCTTCTTAACGCTTATAAGCCATCAACTGTTTTATCTGATCAGATAGATAGTAGGCGAGCCTGTATCCAGGTCTTGAACTTACTTCCTGAAACCCCAACATCGTGTCTTGTTCATGACATGGCACACAGGTATTTGAATTTAACTAGAGAAGATATGATCTCATTCTATTCACCTAGAATTCAATTTGTCCCTACTCAGAATGTAAAAGAGCCAGGGACCTTCAAGCTCACAGCAAACATGATGAGGCCTGAGTCGAAAATTGCATTAGATATGATTAGTAGTCATGAACCTGGAGCAAATAAAGGACAATTGATTGAGAGTCTTAATATAAGCAGTCACATTGTTCAATCTGATGCAGTTGGCTTAATTAGTAGGATCCTATCAGATTTGGAACTCAACATAAGTGAACCTTCTGGCAGTGAACCTATCATTGCTAAGCATACTTATGTCGACGGGGTTTTAGATAAGTTCTTTCAGAATGAGACACAGAAGTATTTGATTGATATCTTGAAGAAAACAACTGGTTGGCATATTGGGCATTTAATAAGAGACATTACTGAAAGCTTGATTGCCCATTCAGGATTAAGGAGGTCAAAATTCTGGTCATTGCACGCATATAATAATGGTAGTATTATTTTGTTCATATTACCTTCTAAATCTTTAGAGGAGGCAGGTTCATTTATTAGGTTTGTTACAGCATTCAAGGTTGGACCTGGTTTAGTTGATAAAGATAACCTTGATGCTGTTATTGTTGATGGTGATGTTACATGGGGAATTTCAAAAATAATGAGTATAGATCTAAATAGACTCCTTGCCTTAAACATTGCTTTTGAAAAGGCATTAATTGCAACAGCCACATGGTTTCAATATTATACAGAAGACCAAGGCCAGTTTCCATTGCAGCATTCCATACGTTCAGTCTTTGCATATCATCTGTTGCTAGCAGTATGCCAGAAAATGAAACTCTGTGCAATCTTTGACAACCTGCGATATCTGATTCCTGCTGTTACCTCATTGTATTCAGGGTTTCCTTCACTTATAAAGAAATTATTTGAGCGGCCATTTAAGAGTGCATTAGAAGTATTTATTTATTACAATATTAAAAGTTTGCTTGTTGCATTAGCTCAAAATAATAAAGCAAGGTTCTACTCAAAAGTTAAGCTATTAGGACTTACTGTTGATCAATCAACTGTGGGCGCTAGTGGCATATATCCTTCGTTCATGTCTCGGGTTGTCTATAAACATTATAGGAGTCTAATTTCAGAAGTAACCACCTGCTTTTTTCTTTTTGAAAAAGGTTTACATGGTAACGTAAATGAAGAGGCAAAGATTCATTTAGAGACTGTAGAATGGGCAATAAAGTTTAAAGAAAAGGAACTGAGGTATGGTGAAGCAATGGTTGAGCATGGTTATACTATTGGTGAACTAGTAGAAACCCCTGATTTGGTTGAACAGCAGTTATATTGCCAAGATGCTGTAGAGCTAGCAGCTATGGAATTAAACAAGTTGTTAGTAACTAAGTCACAAATTGTTGCAAATTCAATTTTATCAAAGTATTGGGAAGAACCTTATTTTAGTCAAACAAGAAATATTAGTTTAAAAGGGATGTCTGGTCAAGTACAAGAAGATGGCCACCTGTCCTCATCAGTAACAATAATTGAAGCAATTAGGTATTTGTCAAATGCCCGGCACAATCCAAATGTGCTACAGCTATATGAAGAAACAAGGCAGATAAAAGCTCAAGCAAGAATTGTGAGAAAATATCAGCGAACTGAGGCCGATCGTGGTTTTTTCATCACAACCCTGCCTACAAGATGTAGACTAGAAATCATAGAAGATTATTATGATGCTATCTCAAAAAATGTTGCCGAAGAATATATCTCATATGGAGGTGAAAGGAAGATTCTTTCAATTCAAGCTGCATTAGAGAAAGCTTTAAGATGGGCATCAGGTGAAAGCTATATTGAACTTAGCAATGGCAAGTTTATTAGGATGAAAAGAAAGCTTATGTATGTTAGTGCTGATGCCACAAAATGGTCTCCAGGTGACAATTCTGCAAAATTTAGGAGGTTTACCGCAGCATTACATAATGGTTTACCTGACAATAAACTCCGTAATTGTGTAATTGATGCTCTGAAAAATGTGTACAAAACTGACTTTTTTATGTCCAGGAAACTCCGTGCATATATAGATTCTATGGATGGGCTTGAATCAAATGTAAAAGAGTTTCTTGAATTTTTTCCTGATGGGCATTGCGGGGAAGTGAGGGGGAATTGGCTGCAAGGTAATCTGAATAAATGTTCTTCCCTTTTTGGGGTAGGGATGTCATTATTATTTAAGGAGATTTGGTCACAACTATTTCCAGAGCTTGATTGTTTCTTTGAGTTTGCCCACCATTCTGATGATGCTTTATTTATTTATGGTTATTTAGAACCCAGTGATGATGGCACTGATTGGTTTTTATTTGTGTCACAACAAATACAAGCAGGAAAATTACATTGGTTTAGTGTAAATACTGAAATGTGGAAGAGTATGTTTAACCTGCATGAACATATTTTGTTGTTGGGATCAATAAAAATCTCCCCTAAAAAGACAACATTGTCCCCTACAAATGCCGAATTCTTATCTACTTTTTTTGAGGGTTGTGCTGTCTCAATTCCATTTATCAAGATACTATTAGGTTCTCTTTCTGACCTTCCTGGCCTTGGTTATTTTGATGATCTGGCAGCTGCACAAACACGGTGTGTGAAGGCTATGGATTTGGGAGCATCACCGCAGATTGCACAGTTGGCTGTAGCTTTGAGCACAAGTAAAGTCGAGAGGTTGTATGGAACAGCAGTTGGTATGGTAAATTATCCAGGGAGTTATCTAAGAACTAAACATGTAGAAACACCAATACCTTTAGGTGGCAGTGGAGCCATGTCCATCATGGAGCTTGCAACAGCTGGTATTGGTATGTCTGATAAAAATCTTTTAAAACAGTCACTTGTAGGTTATGTTCATAAACACCAAAAGCATACTACATACATTCTAGGTCTCTTCAAATTTCTTATGAACTTATCTGATGAGACATTTCAGCACGAACGGCTTGGCCAATTTTCATTTATCGGTAAAGTTCAATGGAAGATTTTCACACCTAAATCTGAGTTTGAGTTTTCTGACATGTACTCATCAAAGTTTTTAAAGATTTGGACTGAGCAACACCCTACTTATGATTATATCATACCTAAAGGTAGAGATAATTTGTTAATATATCTGGTGAGAAAGATTAATGACCCAAGTATAGTTACTGCTATGACGATGCAATCTCCTCTTCAATTGAGATTTAGAATGCAGGCTAAACAGCATATGAAAGTCTGTAGGCTAGATAATGAATGGGTCACTTTTAGAGAAGTTCTAGCAGCAGCAAATAGTTTTGCAGAAAGTTATGAACCTACACAGAATGACATTGATCTATTTAAAACGTTAACTGAGTGTACATTTTCTAAAGAATATGCCTGGAAAGATTTTCTAAATAATGTTAATTGTGATGTTATCCCGGTTAAGCAAGTTCAAAGAGCAAAAGTGGCAAGAACATTCACAGTTAGAGAAAAGGATCAGGTCATACAGAATAATATACCAGCAGTTATCGGGTATAAGTTTGCTATTACAGTTGATGAGATGTCAGATGTTTTAGATTCTGCTAGATTCCCAGATTCTCTGGCCGTGGATTTAAAAACTATGAAAGATGGGGTCTACCGGGAGCTTGGTTTAGACATATCATTACCTGATGTAATGAAAAAGGTTGCCCCTATGTTATACAAAAGTTCAAAGTCAAGAGTTGTAATCGTACAAGGCAATGTTGAAGGAACAGCAGAAGCTATCTGTGCATATTGGCTTCGTTCTATGTCATTAATCAAAACCATTAGAGTCAAACCTCATAAAGAAGTTCTAAAGGCAGTCTCTATTTTTAATAGGAAGGAAGACATCGGTCAACAAAAAGATTTATCTGCATTAAAATTATGTATTGAAGTGTGGAGGTGGGCCAAAGCCAATAACGCACCATATCGTGACTGGTTCCATGCATTGTGGTTTGAAGACAAAACATTCTCTGAATGGCTTGACAGATTTATTAGAGTTGGTGTACCTCCAGTAGACCCTGAGATTCAATGTGCAGCCCTGATGATTGCTGATGTGAAGGGGGACAGATCTATTTTACAGCTTCAAGCCAACAGACGTGCATATTCTGGAAAGCAATATGATGCTTACTGTGTGCAAACTTATAATGAAGAAACTAAATTATATGAGGGAGACTTAAGAGTAACTTTTAATTTCGGTGTCGATTGTGCAAGATTAGAAATATTCTGGGACAAACGCACATATATTCTTGAAACATCCATCACCCAAAAACACGTATTAAAGATCATGATGGATGAAGTCTCAAAAGAGCTGTTAAGGTGTGGAATGAGATTTAACACAGAGCAGGTGAATAGTGTTAAGCATTTGGTATTATTTAAAACAGAATCCGGTTTTGAATGGGGGAAACCTAATGTGCCATGTATTGTTTACAAGAATTGTGCCCTTAGAACTGGGCTTCGAACTAATCAGGCCATTAATCATAAGTTCATGATAACAATCAAGGACGATGGTTTAAGGGCAATTGCACAATATGATGAAGATAGCCCTAGATTTCTTCTTGCCCATGCTTTTCACACTATAAGGGATATAAGATATCAAGCTGTTGATGCAGTGAGTAATGTATGGTACATTCACAAAGGTATTAAATTGTTTTTAAACCCTATAATCTCTTCAGGTTTATTTGAAAACTTTATGAAGAATATTCCTGCAGCTATTCCTCCAGCTGCATATTCGTTGATTATGAACAGGGCAAAAATATCTGTTGACTTGTTCATGTTTAACGACCTCTTGCGCCTAATTAATCCAAATAATACTCTAGACTTAACAGGTCTGGAAATAACAGGTGAAGGATTTAGCACTGTTAGCAGCTTATCAAGTAGGTTGTGGTCAGAAGAAATGAGTCTAGTTGATGATGAGGAGGAAATTGATGATGAGTTTACTATTGACTTACAAGATGTAGACTTTGAGAACATAGATCTGGAAGCAGATATAGAGCATTTTCTTCAAGATGAAAGTGCCTACACAGGTGACTTATTAATATCAACAGAAGAAACAGAGGTTAAGAAAATGAGAGGCATCATTAAACTGCTCGAGCCTGTTAAGTTAATAAAGAGTTGGGTGTCTAAAGGCTTATGTATTGAAAAAGTTAATAACCCAGTCAATATTGTTCTCATGACTCGTTATATATCAAAAAACTTTAATTTTGCTAATAAGCAGGTATCTTTATTAGACCCATATGATTTAACAGAATTGGAAAGTATCGTTAGGGGTTGGGGAGAGATTGTTGTAGACCAATTTGACTCAATTGATAAGGAAGCCCAGTCACTTGTTAGTAACAAAGGAATTATTCCAGAAGATGTGATTCCTGATTCATTATTCTCTTTTAGACATACTATGGTGCTTTTAAGAAGGCTTTTTCCGCAGGATTCAGTTTCAACATTTTATTGATATTTAAATTCTTTTT